TAGCTGCTCAACTTATGAAGAAAGCAACAGCACAAAACCTTAACCAGACAGGGATGTCTCTTGCACAAAAGGCGGCTCAGATGGGCTACGGCGCAACGTTTGGGTTAAACGCTTCTCAATAAAGGACGATAATGGCAAAGACAAAAATCTCGGAGTTCGACTCCAATCCGGTGAACAACACCGATATTGACGGTATTAACTTAGCCGAAGGTATGGCTCCTGGTCTCGTAAACAATGCCATGCGGGAGTTGATGGCACAGCTAAAGGACTTCCAAGCAGGTCTAGCTAGCGACAACGTTTCCGTTGGTGGCAATCTATCCGTTACTGGAACGACAACATTAACGGGTGCGGCTACGCTTGCTGGCAGGGCTATTGATGCTTTTCCTAGCGGCACTAAGATGTTGTTTCAGCAGACTACAGCACCTACAGGCTGGACAAAAGACACCACGCACGATAACAAGGCTTTGCGTGTTGTTACTGGAACTGCGGGTACGGGTGGATCTATTAACTTTACTACGGCATTTGGTAGTCAAAACGTGGGCGGCACAACGCTGACAACGGCTCAAATTCCTAGCCACACGCATACGTTTAGCGGTAGCGGCAATACAGGTGATGCTGGAAGCCACAGTCACGGAGTTAGTGACCCTGGCCACAACCACGCATATTCGCAAGCTGCGGCAATTTCTCCTGGAGCGGGTGGCAGTTTAGGAGGTGGCGATGCCAATCTCAATACCAATATTACGTTTAATATCCCGTCTAGAACGACAGGTATTACGATTAACGCTGTAGGGAACCATGCCCACTCATTTAGTGTTTCAGGCTCCACTGGTGGCACAGGAAGTGGTGATTCACACAATCACTCAATAGACTTAGCCGTCCAATACGTTGACCTTATTATCTGCTCCAAGACATGAAAATAGAGCCTGGCACATTCTGCCCACTAATAAAGAAAGACTGCATACAAAATAAATGCGCCTGGTTTACTCAATTGCGCGGAAACAACCCAAACACAGGTAAAGAAATAGATGAGTGGGGTTGCGCTATTGCTTGGATGCCTATCCTTACGATTGAGAATAGTCAGCAACAGCGACAGACAGGTGCGGCAGTAGAGAGCTTTAGAAATGAGATGGTGCAAGCCAATGCCTCTACAGCCGAAATGATCTCTAACCAGCAAAGGTTACTCGGAAGTTAAACTAACCTTATGTTATAAATCAACCTACTAACCCATTAAGGTGTGACAATGGACGAAGTTAGCCACAAAGATATATATGATCGCCTAGTTGCCGTCGAATCCAAAGTAGATAAACTTGACGGCAACACTCAAGAGGTCGTGGCTGCTTTTGAAAACGCCAAAGGCGCATTTATTGCACTTAATTGGATTGCTAAATTTTCAGGCACGATATTAAAGATAGCGGCATTTTTGACCGCGGTCGGTGTTGCGACAACAGTTATTTGGGAACGATACACAAAATGAAATCACCCAAACTCGTGCTGGTACAGTGGATAGACGCTTGCCATGCACCGAGTGGGTGGCAGTTTGGCGAGGCTCCACAAGTAGATTTTGAGCCTGTGTACTCAGTTGGATTCTTAATTGAGAAACGCAAAAAAGGAATTCTTCTGGCACAAACTTGGTTCCCCCAAGACTGTGCAAATATCATTGCCATTCCACGTGGCATGATAACCAAGATCACCGTTTTGGGTGATATTAAGAGGTAGCACATGGCAGCTCCAAAACTTAGCGACGAACAATTCATTGCCTTATGGCAAAAATACGCTAGCGGTCAGAAAGTAGCAGAAGCATCCGGCATGGGAATCCGGCAAGTAATGCGGCGACGTGCTCAACTAGAGGCTAGCGGTGGCATTGTATTAAGTGCCGATGTTCACTCCGGCAAAGTTGAAAACCGAGCGTTTTACTACCGACACTCGATGGCCAGAGCCGACGCAAAGTTATACAACGGTATAATATTTGTGGCCTCGGATTGTCACTATCACCCTGGCGAAGCATCAACAGCGCACAAAGCCTTTGTAAAACTCGTTAATAAACACAAGCCCGATATCGTCGTGATGAACGGCGACGTGTTTGATGGCGCTACAGTGTCTCGATACCCGCAGATGAACTGGCAAGCAGTCAGACCACCAACGGTTAAAGAAGAACTTGAAGTGGTTGCTGAACGCCTAGACGAGATTGATAAGGTGGCTGGAAACGCTTTACGCATCTGGACGCTCGGCAACCACGATACCCGTTATGAAGCGAGGATTTGTCAGGCAGCGCCACAGTATGAGGGCGTTCAAGGGTTCGCTTTGAAAGACCATTTCCCCGCTTGGACGCATGTTTTAAGCATGATGGTAAACGACAATCTTATGATTAAACATCGGTACGCAAACGGGATTCACGCCACGTACAACAATGCTGTAAAAGCGGGTATTAGTATTGTTACAGGACACTTGCACCGATTGCAAACAACCATCTGGTCTGATTATGTCGGCTCGCGTTTTGGAGTGGATACTGGCACGCTTGGGGAAGTAGATGGCGAACACATGAGTTACAGCGAGGACAACCCAAAGAATCACGCTAGCGGCTTTGCTGTGCTGACAATTAAAGACGGGCAACTGCTTTACCCAGAATTTTGTTACGTCACAGGCGGAAAGGCTTACTTTCGCGGGGCTGAAGTATGAAACTTGTAGAAAATTCACGCGACTGGTCTAAGTGGTGGTCGGTCAGACTGTCCATTGCGGGCGGTTTTTTATTAACTTTCCTAGAGGTGTTTCCTAGTCATGTCGCTACTGTCATCAATACTCTCCCTGCTGAAATCAGCGGACAAGTCCCAGACACTATCTTTAAAGTCATCGGAATCCTCTGCGTCCTCTCCAGTCCAGTCGCCCGTGTCATCAAGCAAAGTAAGCTGGATAAATAAAGCGACAGACCAAATTAAAGAGGACGAAGGGCTTGTCTTACACGTCTACGATGACAGCTTGGGCTATGCAACCATCGGCTATGGCAGGTTAATCGACAAGCGTAAAAACGGGGGCATTAACCAAGACGAAGCAAACTACCTGCTAGAAAATGATGTAAACGCACGATTAGTGGTGTTAAAAAATGCGGTTGATTGCTTTACTAGGTTAGATGTCGCTCGCAAAGCCGTGCTATTGAATATGTCATTTCAGCTTGGCATTACTGGATTGCTGAAGTTTAAGAACACGCTGGCCAAGATTGAGGCAGGTGATTACCAGGGCGCAGCTGACAATATGCTCAAGTCACTTTGGGCACGACAGACCCCAAATCGGGCGCAACGCTTGGCAGAGCAAATGAGGACAGGGCAATGGTCAATGTAATCAAAAGTTTCCAAACATGGATATTGTCAATCGTAGGTGTCATGGCTGCGGCCTTGGGCATCTATGCATACGGGCGGCATCGTGGGTCAGAGGATACTGAGATTGAAATGGAGAGGGCAGACAATGCAAACGCACGCAAGGTTGAGGACGCGGCTGACAGGGTACGCAGGCACGATGGCGGTGGTGCTAGTCCTGTTGAGCGGTTGCGCAAGTACAAAAAATTACGAGACGTCTCGGACGATCTGTAGAGAACTGGCAATGGACTTGCCTAGTTACAGCGTTAAAGACACGCCAGAGACGCTTAAAAGCGGCGCAAGGTTTATTGAGGTTTACTACGCAGTTTGTGGAGAGCAACTTAAATGAGGTGACGTCATGTGGATTGCAATACTTTATATGTGCCTAGCTGATAAATGCCTGTTTGTTGATTCGCCACCTTCGTACACACAAGAGGGTTGTATAGAAATGGCACAGGCCGCGAGCAGGCAACTTACAGATGACCCTACAGTTGTCGCTTTTGACCTGACCTGTATAAACGTCAAACTATCAGAAACTTGAATCCAATGTCCTGATGGGCATATTTTGGTACATTGCCCATTTATCTTGTATCTCAGGAACCTCACTAGCTGGAACCCACCCGAGTGTGCGCCACCGTGTTGTAATGCAAGTACCTGCCTTGGTGTAAATAAACTCATTGTCCAAGTGCT